TTGCTTTGTATCAAACATATCAATTGTCCTTTCCGAATTATCAAAGGCTTGAGGTGTTTCTGGAAAATCAATATCACCTCTAACAAAAGGTCGAATATCATCCTCTACAACAGTAGTCTCGTTAGTCAATCTTCTATATATTGCTGGGTGAAATTCTCTACACCAAGGTATTCCAAATTCCACGGCCCAAGCCAATTTTTGCCTCTTGGAACCTTCATATATTAAACTGTATACTGCATCATTATTAGTGAGGAAAGAGCTTTCAACATCTTCTGCCCATAATTGTAATTTTTGATGATCATATAATACAGGTGTCGCTTTAATATTTTTGCCGTCCACACCATCTCTTATCATTTTTATGCGACCATCAAATTCAATACGACCAAAGTAATTATCATACTGAGCTAAATTATTATCCTCATCAAATACTTGTTTAGGTAAAAATTCTAATACAGAATAAGGCCCATAATTTTTCTTTAAATAATTATCCAATTCAACATAACTTTTGGGCCAATTTTGTATGCCATCTTTTAATAATTCATTGATAATAAAAAATGTCCAATGATAATCTGGTGTCTTATATAATTTATGAGAAACTTGATCGGGTCTCTCGCCATCTTTAATACTATATGTAAGATAAGCCGCTAGATCACTGGTAATGTCTCTATTGATATCAATATATCGATAACTATCAATGATTGACGAATTGATCGTCGGGGTAAACTGATCAAAGGAATATGGAACCTTCGGAAATTGTGAAAAGAATCTCATAAGTTGTATTTATCTATTTATTATTAGCGCTGGCGGCCTCTTTTCGGCTGAGAAGAACCACCAGGCTTCTGATTTTGTGCTTCTTGTGTCTTAACCCCTTGAATCACTGGGTTTCCTGTTTCTTGATCAATACCTCTATTTTGCATCTGATCATTTTCCATATCTTCAATATCATTTCTTGTAAGAGCACGAGTCTCTTGATATGTCACACTCATGTCAATAACAAGAGGCGCACCATCATTAAAATATATATTTGCATCAGAATTGAAAGTAGAATTACATTGAGTTAAATAAGCAGAAAAAATTCTAGGAATATATTCATTTTCTGATAAAGAATTTTGTCCCTGATCCATAAATCTGATAGTCCATACTGGTGGAAAATCTACAATGAAATTAGATGAGCCACCTTTTCTTGCGGCGTATGTGAAATGGCGAAATTTAGAATGAATTTTTCTTATCACCTCAGATTCTTTTCGATTACGAGCTATCATTTTAAAACTGAATGAAAAAGTTCTCATTCCATTAGACTTAAATGTTGTATTAGTATTTGGATTTTTAACAGTCTTTTGTTGGAAATCAAATGCTTCTCCATTGCCAGTCATCGAGGCTAGGTTCTTTGTCGCGCCACCTAAAAATCCACCAATACCTTTACCTATCGAACTTAAGAAACCTCCGACACCTTGTGATTGCGAAGCACTAATTGCAGTTGCGGCCGCAACTCCTAGATCGATCGTACTAAATTCTGCTTGCTCTGTAAATGCAATGCCCGATGGAGAAGGTAAATAAATATGATGCAGCTCTGCATTACCATCTCTTCTGTCATACGCAGTAAATTTTACCAGAGGTCTTTCTGGCTGATTCCCAATCTCTAAAGGAAATATTAAGTTAGATTTATCCATATATCTATTTATAAATATAATATGACCTATAAAGGAAGATATAGTATAAAGAATACATCTAAATACGAGGGCGATCCATCAAGATGTATCTTCCGCTCGTTATGGGAAAGACAAGTATTTCGTTGGTGTGATGAGAATCCATCTATTGTAAGATGGTCGAGTGAAGAAACAGTGGTGCCATATCGATGCAAGACAGATAATAAAATACACAGATACTTCGTTGATCTAAAAATTACGACAAAAGATAATAGAACATGGCTCATTGAAATAAAACCAGAGAAAGAAACTAAAGAACCAAAGGTAAGAAAGAAGACAAAGAGATATATCAAAGAGGTTATGACATATATAAAGAACCAATCTAAATGGGAAGCTGCGAAAGAATATGCAGAGAATAGGGGATGGAAGTTTGATATATGGACAGAGAAAACAATCAAAGGACTTGGAATAAAGTTATTGACTTGATTATAAATAGAAGTAATGGCCAGTAAATCAAGTTTTCAAAAATTAGAACAGGAAGCGTTTAAGGCTGGAGTCGCACCCAGAACACAGCAATCGCTAAACTGGTTTAAGAAAAGGCTCAAGAGTTTTAATGTAAGTAGACCTGCTCTATTGAAAGATGAAGAATTATTAAGGGTTGATAAACCATTACCAGGTAGAATGTATATGTATTTCTACGATCCAAAATATAAAGAAACATTGCCGTATTATGATAGATTTCCTCTCATCATTCTAGTTGATAAGGTAGAAGGAGGCTTTACGGGTCTTAATCTTCATTATCTTCCACCAAATTTAAGAGCAAAATTCTTTGATAAACTTACAGAATTTACTAATAATAAAACATATAGCACCACGACAAAATTTAAATTATCATATAATTTTCTCAAAAGTGCATCATCATTAAAAGAATTTAAACCTTGTTATAAAAGATATTTAACATCAAAGGTATCATCAAGAATAACCCAAGTGCCGGCTACCGAATGGGAAGTAGCACTTTTCATGCCAACAGAACAGTTTAAGAAGAGCGGTAAGGGTTCTGTTTGGAAAACATCAAAAAGTTTAATCTAATGAGTCAATCAAGTATAGAAGTTTTAAAAGCACAAGTAGTAGCAAAAGGTGGCTTAGCGAATCCAAATAGATTTCGAGCATTCATACCCGTGCCTGGGTTTGTAAGACAAGATCGATCAATAGCACCTCTGCTGGCTTCAGGTACTGGAAGTGTCGCTCAAAGTATGTATAGCCTTAATGTATTATGTGAATCAATTAATTTTCCAGGCAAACAAATCGAAACACTTGATTACTCAATGTATAGAAACCCATTGAAGATTCCTACTGGTTTTATCAATGACGAAGTCTCAATTAAATTCAGATTAACAGAAGATTTTTTTGCTAAGGCTATATTTGACAGATGGTTAAACGGAATTGTTGATCAGAAAACATATAAACAACGCTATCTTGAGGAATATGTTGTAGACATTAAACTTGAACACCAAAATAAGGAAGATAAAGTCAAATATGGAATAACCATGAGAGATGCTTATCCCTTAACTATAGGCTCAGTTGAGAAATCTCAAGAAACAACAAATTCTATCCTAACATTAGATATAACATTCTCGTGCCGCGATATAATACCAGTGATATAATATCGACTGGAATAACTGTATAAATACTTATCGAACTAAATTATTAAAATATTATGCCATTACCTATATTAGAAACAGCAAAACACACGATTGAAATTCCTTCAACGAAAGAAGAGGTTGAATTCCGACCTTTTCTTGTCAAAGAAGAAAAAATTCTTCTTCAGGCACAAACAACTGAAGATGTAAATGAAATTACAAAAGTGGTCAAGGACATCATCCGTGTATGTTCTTTTGAAAAAGTAAAACCGAATGATCTTACCATATATGATATGGAATACATCTTCCTTCAATTGAGAGCAATCAGTATTGGAGAGAACATTGAATTCAGTATCAAATGTGAAGAGTGTGATAAGAAAAATATCGTAACTATCGATCTAACTGAAGTTAAGGTCCAATTTCCTGCGAAGGAGGCCGAGAGTAAATTACAATTGACCGATGAAGTCGGAGTTATTCTTAGACCTATTCGTGTCAAGGATATCAAAAGTATCGGAGATGGTTCTGATATTACACCGGGTATCATTGCATCGATTGAAAGCATCTTTGATGAAGATGGTGTTTACAATACAGATGATACAAGTAAGAAAGAACTCAACACATTCATTGAATCTTTGAGTCACGGTCATCTTCAATCTATTCAAGAATACATTCAGAATCAGCCGAAACTTTCTCATACATTTAAATTCAAATGCCAGTTTTGTGGACATCAAAATGAACATACCATCGAAGGTTTAGGTGATTTTTTTACCTAAGTCTTTCACATGAATCTTTACTTAATCACTATCAAACCAACTTTGCGATGCTTCAACATCATAAATATAGTTTGACAGAATTAGATAATATGCTGCAGTGGGAGAGACAAGTGTATGTAGGAATGTTACAAAAATATGTCGAAGAAGAAAACGCAAGAAACCAATCTAAAAAGTAAAATATAAATGGATAACTCAGAAGAACTCCAGAAAGTAAATGAAAAATTAAAAGGTGCTCTAGAGAAGCAAGCCGAAACTATCCAGTCGGCAACCGATGATTTAATTTCTGGTATTGATTCTGATAATTCAAAGTTTGTAAATGAACTTGAATCTATAAAAGCTAATATCCTTTCTTCAATTCAGGCTGCTACGGGCGGTGGTAATTTAGAATTAGATTTAGATAAGACTGTTTCTTTGGAAGCCTTACTAGGTGATTCATCAAAAGTAGAGGGTTCTGTAAAGTTTGTAAAGAAACTTCAATCTATAAAAGCTAATATTCTTAAATCTGTTGGAAAAAGCACAGCAGGAGGAAATTTAGAATTAGATTTAGATAAGAATGTTTCTTTGGCAGGCTTACTGGGTGATACATCAAAAAATGAATTAGATACTGCAAAGTTTGGAGACGAGCTTGATCAGATCAAATCTGGTATCTTAGCATCGGTTAGTAAAGAAACTAATGGTGGCAAGATGGATTTAGATATCGATAAGTCGATTTCTCTATCGGAATTGATGGGTGATACAAAGAAACTCGATAACCTTAATATGGTATTGGCTTTCGGTTTCTTAAGAGTTAAGAAAAATATTCTTAAATCTGTCGAGACAGCAACCAAAGGTGGCAATCTAGAGTTAGATATCGATCCATCGATGAAATTATCGGAGCTCCTTGGTGAATCTCCCAATTTGAATTTAGTTCATGCTTTCAGATGGTTAAGAATAAAGAAAAACATTCTTAAAAAAGTTGAAGCAGCAACCGAAGAAGTTGAATTAGAAATTGATCCAAAGATGTCACTTAATGATGTTCTTGGTGCAACACCAGATCAAGATATTCTGACAAAGACTAGATTCTTTCTGATTCGCCAGCGTTTATTAAATAAAATTTCCAAAGCTGCAAAGGACTTTGATCCACAGCAAACTGTTGATGAAATTACTGGAGGCTTCGGTGGCGCTCCTGCAGCATCTGCTGAAGGTGCACCTGCTGCCGCTCCTATTGAAGGTGCTCCTGCAGGGGCAGAATCTTCTGTTATTCCCCCTGATGCTATTGAGGCTATTACAAATACAAGTTCATCCCTAGAAACATTGGTAGAATCATCAGAAGGTGATGTATTACAGGATAGAGAAAATCGTAAAGAAGATATAAAAAGAGAGACGAAAAGAACCTCGGCATTATCTAATCTTACAGGTGGTAAAAATATAATTACAGCAGGTAAGGAGAAAGCTGGAGGAATGATAAATTCTCTCAAGGATGGTATCAAATCCAGACTTGGATTCGGTGGAGGTGGAGGTGGAACACGCAGAGCCGGCGGTGGAGCAGGTAAAGCAGCTGGCGGAGGAGTAGGTGGCGCGATAGCTGGAATAGGAAAAGGTGCTGGAGAAGGAATATCTGGATTTATGAAGGGTCTTGGAAAAGGTCTTAAAGCACTGGCTGATAAAAAGTATTTGATTAGTGCCGCGGTCCTCATTGCCTTGGGAGGTGCATTATTTGTAACAGGTAAAGCACTAAAAGAATTTGTTGGCTTAGATTTTAAATCTATTGCAATAGGTGTTGTAACTCTAGGGGCTCTTGCTGTCATGGCTAAATTGATAGGAAAAGCAGCCAAAGAAATTTTCATTGGTTCTCTCGCTATTGCCGCACTAGGAGCATCTTTAATACCAGCAGGGTTTGCTTTTGGAATGTTCTCTGATATTAATTGGGCTGGTGTTGGAATAGGAATAGGAGTTCTAGTGGCATTAGGTGCAGCTGCATTCGGTCTATCATTCATTGCACCTGCAATCTTCATAGGCGCAGCTGCAATCGCAGTATTAGGAGCAGCATTGATACCAGCCGCATTTGCCTTTGATATATTTGGTACAGCACTAGAAAAAATTACACCATTCTTCACCGTTTTTGCTGATGCTATCTCAACAGTGATTGGAGCTGTTGGTGATTTCTTAACAAATTTTGTAGAATCACTTAGTAAATTGGGAGATGCTGGTCCAGGTCTTCTTATCGCAGCTGCAGGAATAGCCGCAGTATCAGCCGCTCTAATAGCATTTGGCGCCGCGTCGGCTGTTGGCGGTGTATTGAATTTTTTCTCAGGCGATCCTGTCAAAAAATTCATTGAATTGGGTAAAGTTGCACCTGATTTAGCAACAGCATCTGATTCAATCGATAAACTTAGTGATTCAATACAGTCATTTGATACAGGTGAACCTGATAAATTAGAAGAATTTGTTGATCAGATTAAAAGACTTTCTAAACTGAAACTAAAAACAGCTGCCAAGGTAATGCAACATATATCAGAGATATCTGGTGCAGCCTCCGCACCTGCAAATGTATTGCCCGCTGGCTCTGCCATAGGACAACCTGCATCTCCTCAATTAGAACAAAAGAATACACCTGTTGCATCTGGTAGTAAAGAAATAAAAGATAGAGGGCCAGTTACAAAAGAATACATCGAAGCTTCGTTAGCACTTGATAAGACTTCTGATTCTCTTGCGAAATTTGAAGCAGATAAAAGTAAATCTTTCAAGATGGTGGAAGAAGAAGTTGATGATGATATGGATTGGCATGTTCCAGCCATGCTCAAAGTATATGATAATGAAGAAGACCAGGCAAAATTTTTAGAATTAAAGAAGTCTAACTCAGATGCTGAAACGGCTGTCAGAGATGAAAAAGATAAAATAATCGGTAGTGATGCGCGATTCGGCAGTACTGAAATGATGTTAGATAAGCTCAAATTCGCTAAAGAGAACTTTTCCCACGGTCAGCTTCTTTCAATGACAAATAAGGAAGGCAACTATGAATTAGGAACCCAGTCAAAAAATGGCGGTATCGACGCTAACATCGATGCCTTTTTAGAAGCCGAAGTTGATAAAGTCAGAATAGAGCAAATGGAGGCATCGAAACCTGTAAAGACGATACCTGATCAAATAGGAGACATTGCCAACTCCGCTGCTGCACCTGCAAAGGCTATTCCTTCAATGAAATCCACGGTTCCATCATTAGAACAAAAGAGTACACCTAATAGTGGAGATATAAAAGATGATGGATTTGTTACAAAAGAATACATCGAAGCTGCTTTAGCATCTCGGAAAGCTAAGAAAGATTTCGAGACCTACATGCAAGAAGGTCCCGACTTTGATATGGTTCAAAGAACTATGGATGAACGGCGCGAGGCCAAGAAAAAAGGAGACACCAGCGGTTACAAGAGGATATACGCTAATGAAGAAGATCAAGCGAAGTATGACTCTTTGCATGCGGATTATTATGATAAGTCGAGTAAGACGGGCGATGAGAGGGAAAAAATAACTGGCGGCGACGATACCACTTTTGGCATGAAAAACCTTGATCCATCAAAGATTGAGGGATTGTCAGAGACAGCTGATGGAGGCCGCCAGTATACTGGTAGTTCATTTGATATGCATATCGAAGTAATTAAGCATTTTAACGCGGCTGTTACTAAAGCCAAAAATCTACAAATAGAGGCATCGAAACCTGAAAATAATTCTGTTGAACAAATCGAAACACAATCTGGCAATAAATTAGATATGGCTTCTCGACAAAATGAAGCTGATAAGAATGCAAGTAACGGTGCTGATGGTAATACTTTAAATAATGTGATTAATAATAAAGAGGGTGATACAACTCAAGTTAGTAATACCACAATTAATAATCAGCCTCATATTGATAGAACAGCAGATTATCTTGCTCCAGCTTTCTAATAAAAAAGGGGCGAGACGCCCAAGCATCTCACCCCTCATTAGTAACCTAACGATTCAATTATTCATTTGCGAGCTTAGCGAAATAACTAAGCGTATCTTCATCATCATCGTTGGTAGCCCCTTTATCCGCCGCGATTGGTGCGGAGCTGACTGGGGCCGCTTCTGCAGCTGGCGCCGGGGCATTCACCTTCGGCGCTCTTGAATTATTCAGATCATCCACTGTATCTTGCGTGAATGTATCTGCGATTTCCTCTTCACCAAGAACATCGTAGAGCTTCTTTTTAAGTTCTCCATATGTCTTGTAGGTAGAAGGGTCGATAAATTCTTTGAGAGAATTACTTGATTCGAAAACTGTTTCTAGTTTTGCATCATCTCCATCAAAGAGTTCAGTCGAGGCATCGAATTCAGACTTATCATAATTACGATATCCTTCGACCTGACGAATCTTCAACTTGAAGTTAGCACCTGCCCAGAAATCGAATGGATTAACTGGTTGCTCATCTTCGAATTGAGGTTGCATCACGTCCATAATCTTATCAAAGATTTTCTTACCATACTTATAAAGGAAAACTTTTCCTTCATTTTCAGGTGAGGCTGAATCAGAGATAACAAGGATATTAGACACATAATGGAGACGGCGTTTTCTCTCACGAGCGATTTGCTTGTCAGATTCAATTCCACTATTCCATAGTTGTGTATTCATTTCCGATACAGGGTCTTGTTGACCGATGGATGTCAATGAATTTTCGATGTACCATTTACCACTTGGTCCCTTGAACCCGTGATCCCAATAACGCACCCAAGGTAAATCTTCACCTTCGGGTGCAGGAAGAAAACGAATAACTGCGTATCCATTTCCTGCTTTATCTACGGTTGGCTTCCAAAGACGGTCGTCACCATAGGATTGCTTTTCAGAGGTTGTCTCTGCGGCTGCGACAAGGTTAGCGATTGCTGACTTGCGCTTTTCTTTCATTTCTGCGAATGAGCTCATATGTATTATTATTTTTGTATTTTTAGTATTGCGTTGTATTTAACCTTCAATAGTATTATATCACAGATTCTTCTTTTGTAAACATCAAAAGAAGGCTATCTTTAATTTTTTTTCTATCAATATCGGTTAAGCTGTTTTTGTATTTCATTGCCAAAATTGCCTTTTCCCTTTTCATTCCAAGAGGGTCATTCAATTTTGATAATAAAGGTTTTATGAAGTTGACCAAAAGGTCAATCATCGCCACGGTTTCAATCTTTATGTTTTCCTTGCACAGTTCATTAATTAGAACATTTTCACCTCCTGCGCAAGAACATAATTCATCAAAGCCGTGTGATGATGAAAGTTTATTTATATCTGTTTTAAAGTTATATGAGAAAGATTCTCGCCTAGATTTCATATCATTGAGATTCTTTTCATTCATGTCCATCACCCAATTACAACCAGTGATGAAATTAGATGTGTAGAAATCAATGAGATTTTCCCTTGTCTTACATCTAGATGCTATCTTTTCAAACGTATATCGAAAGCGTAGCCGTTCGAATGATTCAGGTTTAACTCTAGTCTTAAAATTATATTTGTATGCGTCGAAGTTTTCTTGTGTATAATGTAACTTCAGCGCACTATATATTTTATATGCTTCGAAACCACTCATTCAATACTATCCATTTAATTGAGTAACCCATTTCTTTTTTCTACCATGAAAAGAATATGCATAGTTTAATGCATTAACCTCTTCCAAACTAAGAGATACATTACTCTCTTGAATCGCGCCTGTTGCAGTATCGATTAGATTATATCTAGATGATTCTGCACGGGAGCCATCGGGGTTTTTTGTTTTAATATCTTTCATATTTTATACATCCTTCCAGCGTTCATTGAAGTGTCTATCGATACATTCAATTTGAGATTCTAAAGATTCAATCTTTTCAATCTTCTTTTGTATTACTTCACCGATGTCTCCATGTTCTCCAACTCCTACTGGGTTTTTTAGATAGATATCAAGGTCTGCTAGTTCTTCATCTCGTTGACCTGTAAGTTTAGTTTTTATTGCTTTTAAATGAGCATTCATATTTAAAATAATTTTGATGTGCTTGTTTTTATGATGTTTCTACTTATTGCTTCAGCCTCTAGTTTTGCTTTTAGAGGACCTGAAATAATTCTTTTAATATCTCTTGGGTCAATCATCCGTTGTTCACATACTTCACAAATAGCCTCAGCATAAGTCATCTCATCTTTTTGTACAAGCAGTTGAACTTGATGCCGTAAATCTTCTTTTGTTATAGTTGTTTTAATGGATGGTTCTTGTTTCATAGAGTTCTAAGGATTATTGAGTGTTCATTGATTCGACCATTCACATTACCTTTCTTAGTCTTGAGACCATCAATTGCTTTTGTGAACATTCTTTCTGTTTTATTGGTTATAATAGGTATTATATCATC